TTGATATGTCGATGTATTTGATGGAATAATTTTATTATTTAAAATGTAATCCTCTGTATTTTCGTGTATTTCTGGATATACTTTAGTTAATGGTTTATCGATTACTAAATATAATGTTCCTGTTCTCAATAAATTGCGATATTCTTTTATTGACAAATTTCCAATAAATTTATCTAATAAATATCTCGGATCTGACGCTTCTTTAATAGATTTCTTGTAATCATATATTTTAGAATAAACATCATGTAATAATTGATATCTTTCAGTCTTAGTTGAACGATCTATTTGCTGATTATTTAAATATGCTACAGCACATTCAGGACAGCAAAAACATCCATAAACATAATATGTTCCTCCAATAAAGTATTTTGGAATGTGAATAGGTGGAGTATCAAACTCACATGTATCCCAAAAACATGCTGATTTTTTAGAAATATTATCTACATGTAAATTGTGTTCTAATTGTTTTAATTTTTTCCATATTTCTTTCATATTATCTTTATTTCCAAAATCAGTATCATCGTCATCCCCATCGAAAACATCATTATTATTATTTGATTGATTTGATGATGAAGCAAATTTGGATTCATCAAATTTTTGATAATTATACATTAATTCATTATAAATATGTGTATTATATGCGTCTAATGCTTCATTTTCTCCATTTTTAATCTCTTCTAAGTCTCCCATACTACATTTCAAATGAAGAATTACATTTTGTTTTTCGTCTATTTGTTCATCATTAGTAGAAGTTTGTTGAATAATTTTTCCTCCCTTTGGTTTTCTTCCTCTTTTTTTAAATACTTTCGGTTCAATTATCACTTCATCGTTGTCTATTTTTTTATTTTCTTCAAGTTGTTCATTTTCTTCTAGTTGTTCATTTTCATCCAGCTGTTCATTATCATCTAGTTGTTCATTTTTCATTAGTTTTTTATTCTCAAATATATCTGATGTATCAAATTCATTAATTATTTTTTCACTTTTATTTGAAGTATTATCACTAACATTATTTTTTATTTTTTTTGATGGTTTGTTCAATTTAATATTTTGGTGTTCAACATCTATTAAATTCAATGATTCCATCAATTCTTTTTTAGATTTTCTTCCTCTCTTTAATTTTACAACATTTGGTTGTTGTTGACTAATTTCTTCTTCAGCTACAATCATTTATTTTATTATTTAAATTGTTTTTAAATATATTTTTATTTATTTTTTTCATTTAAACAATATCATTTTTATTTTTTCAATATAAAAATAAAACAATATCTATTTAACTAATTATAATGAGTAGTATTCCGTGGATTGAAGCATATCGCCCAAATAATTTTGATAATGTTGTATTAGATTTATATAACAAACAACTTCTTCAAAATATTATATCAAGTAAACATTTTCCAAATTTATTATTTTATGGTCCTCCAGGAACTGGAAAAACAACAACAATTATAAATTTAATAGATAGATATCAAGAAATTCATTACGTGAAAAATAAAGAATTGATGATTCATTTAAATGCCTCTGATGAAAGAGGAATTGAAGTTATACGTAATCAAATTTATCAGTTCGTAAATTCAAAAAATTTATTCACAAAGGGATTAAAATTTGTTATATTAGATGAAGTAGATTATATGACTAAAACAGCACAACAAGCATTGAGATATCTTTTACAAAATTATACTAGCAATGTTCGTTTTTGTTTAATTTGTAATTACATTAGTAGAATAGATGAAGGATTACAACATGAATTTGTAAAATTGAGATTTAATCAATTGCCTAAGGAAGAAATATTTTTCTTTTTAAAAAATATTTCAGAAAAAGAAAAATTAAATTTTACAGATGATACTTTAAATGAGATACAAAATTTATATAAATCAGACATTAGAAGTATGATAAATTTTATGCAGTCAAATCAAGATAATATTAATAATATAAAAGTTATTAATAGCACTACATGGATAGATTTGTATAATAAAATTATTTGTAAAACATCAATATATGAATTGAATGAATTTATTCAAGAAATTAGTATATCATACAACATTGATAAAAAAAATATAATGAATAACTTTTTCCTTTTTTTGATAAGAAATAACGATGATATATTAAATCCAAACTTTCTAAATTTTTTAGAAAATGTAATTCACACAGAAGAATGTAAGTCAAAATATTATGTAAATTATTCACTCACTCGACTTTTAAAATTATTATAATATTCCATTCGCATATTCAATTTCATTATGAATTCATTTGGTGGAGAAAATTTACTAGGATCGAAACAATTAGTTTTTAACTCAAAATCGTTAAAATATTTATTTACATTTTGTACGTCATTTTCCATAATTTTATTTATTTTTATTGGTTTAGTTTTTTCAATTGTAGCCATATGATTCTATAATAGAAAATAAAAAATAAAAAATGAAAATATATTTTAAAATTAATTTAAAGATATTTACTAAATAGTATTTAAAGAACGTTAAATGTCTTTATCAGAAAATAACTTAAACAACGAATGGGAAGCATTTATGATTTCTGCTAATGAGTCAGATGATGATAACGATGCTAAATCCAATTCTAAAAATGAATTTGATGGTTCAAATATTGAAACGTATATCAACACGCAACATATTCATTTGTATGAAAATATGACACCACCAAATCCAACCCCTATATACATTTCTACAAAATCTAAAATATCTTATTTAAATATTCCAATAAATTTAGATATATTTTGGAGTATTCCTATCACATCATATTCAGTAGCATCAGAAGGATGTATTAAAAAACAATCAAAAATAACTTCAGCTACAAAAGAAGAATTAGATGAAGTTCAAAATAAATTATCAAGAGAAATTTATGTTGAACAACACATTGTATGTCATGTTGACAATCCAACTGGTAGAATTAAATTTAAAGATACAAGAAAAGTTTCTGTTGGAATTTCTAAAAAAGATTTAACAAATAAAATTAAATCCAAACAAGCATTTTATAATTGTTTAGCATTAATTATGAGATTTAATATAGATGGATTATTTCGTGAATTTCATATTAAATTATTTAACACTGGAAAAATAGAAATTCCTGGAATTAAAACTGATTCTATGTATCTATATGTCTTAAATAAATTTATAGAGTTTATTCAACAATTTCATCCAGAAACTCCTATTTATTGTAAATCTAATAATGACATAGTTTTAATTAATTCTAACTTTAATTGTGGGTTTTACATTAATCGAGAAAATCTTATTCAAATTCTTAAATATAAATATAATATTCAACCAATTTATGACCCTTGTAATTATCCAGGTGTTAAAGCTCCATTTTATTATAATCCAGAATTAAATATACAAACTGGAGTTCTAACAAAACAAGAAGATAAAGATAAATATAAAAATGTTGTTAAAATTCATTGTTCTATTTTTAGAACGGGAAGTGTTCTCATTCTTGGAACTTGTGATGAAAATGTATTAAATCAAGTTTATGAATTTATAACAAATTTACTTAAAACAGAATTTAAATATATATGTAGTAATTTAATTGATGATCTGAATCGACCTAAGAGTAATAAAGATAAGAAAAGAAAATCTCAGAAAAAATTTGTAGTGATTGAAGATGAAGAAGAATTTGAATTAGTTGAAGATATTGACGTTGAATTTTAATTTTAATTATTTTTATTTTTATTTAAAAACATAAAATACGTTTCAAATAAAAAAATAAAATGTGTCAATAGTTTACAATTAGATGAATCTTGAATTAAAAAAGTTTGATATGCGTTCAATTACTTTTAGAGCAAATGAGAGTAAAGGTCCTGTGATTGTTTTAATCGGTCGTCGTGATACTGGTAAATCTTATTTAGTTCGTGACTTATTATATTATCATCAGGATATTCCTATTGGAACTGTCATATCAGGAACTGAAGAGGGCAATGGATTTTATGGAAAATTGGTGCCTAAATTGTTTATTCATAATGAATATAATACTGCTATTATTGAAAATATTTTAAAGAGACAAAAGCAAGTTTTGAAGCAAATTAATAAAGAAATGCAACAATTTAATAGGTCAACCATTGACCCACGCACGTTCGTCATTTTGGATGATTGCTTGTATGATAGTTCCTGGTCTCGTGATAAACTCATGCGTTGCCTTTTTATGAATGGTCGCCATTGGAAAGTGATGTTAGTGATAACAATGCAATTCGCTTTAGGTGTGCCTCCCGCACTGAGAACCAACATAGATTATGTTTTTATTTTAAGAGATCCTTACCTAAGTAATAGAAAACGAATTTACGAAAATTATGCCGGTATGTTTCCAACATTCGAGGCATTTTGTCAGATAATGGATCAATGTACTGAGAATTATGAGTGCTTAGTAATAAATAATAACACTAAATCCAACAAATTACAAGACCAAATTTTTTGGTACAAGGCAGATGGCCACGGAGATTTTCGTCTTGGTTCTCGTGAATTCTGGGAATTATCTAAACAACTAAATGATGACGAAGAAGAAGACCAATATGACCCAAATAGCGTCAGAAAAAAAAGTTCGGGTCCTCGTATTGCTGTAAAAAAGAGTAAATGGTAGACTTCCATTTTTAAAAGTACAAGTATTAGTGAATATTTATAAAAAGCATTTTACATATTAGTATAGAGATTTTAAAATATATGTTTTGATTCTCCCAAAAGAGGAGCAAAATATAATTACATCTAATTTTTTAAATCTTGCTCATCTTTTGGGATTAGCAAGTTTCATTTTAAAACCAAGATATAAAATCTTGCTTTTGTTTTAAATAGCAAAAATAATAATATATAAAAGTATATAAAGATTAATTTATATTTAATATCATAGAAATAAATGGACGTGATTACTTTGATTGAAAATAATCCAATAACAACTTTATCACAAACATATAATGTTAAATTATTAGAAAAAATGAAATCACATTTTTCCACTTTTGAACAACATTTATTTTTATCAAGTTTTTATTGCTACTTAAATTATCATCTAACAAATGATTTTGTAATTGATTTTGATGAAGTTTGGCATTGGTTAGGATTTGCACAAAAATCTAATGCAAAAAGATTGCTTTTAAAAAAATTTATTTTGGATAAAGATTACAAAATAAATAAAAATATGAATACTGAAAATCATGGAGGAAATAATCGTGAAATTATTTTAATGAATATAGATACATTTAAAAAATTTTGTTTGAAAGCTGGAACTGAAAAAGCTGATGAAATTCATGATTATTATATTAAAATGGAACAATTAATTCAAGATACAATTAATGAAGAATCAATTGAATTAAGAGTAAAATTATCTAATTTTTCGCAAACTTCAGAATATGAAAAAAGAAAGGCTATTGAATCAACATTAATTAATCAATTTCCTGTTAATACAGAATGTGTATATTTGGGAACAATTGGCAATACAAATGAAAAAGGTGAAAAATTAATTAAATTTGGTCACACTAATAATTTGGCAGTTCGAGTGGCAGACCATAGAGATAAATATGACAATTTTATATTATTAGAAGCTTACAAAGTTCGAAATAAAGTTGAAATTGAAAATTTGATTAAAACCCATCCAAAAATTAAAAATCAAATAAGAAACATCATTGTTAATGGTATGACAAAAAAAGAAATTATTGCTTATGATGAGAATAATTTTACAATTAATGATTTAAAAAAATTTGTAAAAGACATTATAAATTCTAGAACATATAATATTGAAAAATTCAATCAATTGTTGGAAGATAACGATAAATTGTTAGAAGAAAAAGAACAATTAATAATAATAAATCGAGAATTAAATTTAAAATTAAAACATTATGAAGACATTATTACAAGACAAACTATTCAAATTCAAGATATGCAACAAGAAATTGACTTGAAAGATAAGTTATTAAAAGATGAAACCAGCGGAATGGAAACTAAAATAAATAATGATGATATAAAAGAATTAGTTATTTATCAAAATCCACTTATTCCAAATGACGAAAATACTAAAAAATTTGATGAATTTATAGATACTATGTGTATAGTTCATCCTGAAGTTGAAGAAGCTTCTACTAACATGGAAGGTGCTTTTAGAATTTGGAATAAAATAAAACCAAAAAAAGAAACATTTCATTTGCTAAAAACATATTTAGATACTAGATTTAAACCTTCAAGAATTTCAAATCAAAATAAAAATCAAATTGTTCATGGATATATAGGAGTAAGATTGAAACATGTAACATATTCGAAAAAATATATTAATAATGATGTAGAAACATTTTTATTTGAAGTTTGTAAATTTACACCAAGTGCAAAAATATTAAATTCAACTCTACTTTCTGAATATCAAAGATGGAAACAACAACTTGGAAAAGAAATATGTTCTGATGATATGATTAAAATAAAAGAATATCTCAATAATTGCGAATATGCTTTAAAAGCAACAGTTCATGTAGATCAAAATTCAAATGAAGGATATTATGGAATTCAATTGAAAATTGATGAATATAAACATAAATATACATCTAGTACTGGAAAAAAAGTAGAAAAAGTTGACAATAAAACTGAAATTGTTCTAAGAACATGGGAAACCATTGCAAAGGCTGGTGAGGATGAACATATGTCCGCTTCAAAAATGTCAAGAAGTATTAAAAATAAAATAATATTTAATAATGATTATTATTATCGGTGTTCAAATTGAAATAAAATAAATTATATTTTTATAATTTATTTTATTAAAAAAATATATTTTTAGTTTTAGTTTTAATTTTAATTATAATTATATAATATAAATATGATTAAAACATATGGAGGAATTAGAGGTTCACTTACAGATTTAGATTTTAAATATATTCAAGATCCAACTAGAATTATGTGGTCAAAAAGTGTTATGCCAAATGTAGCAAAAATAGTAAATTTAATATCAACTATCCCATATAATAGTTTTAGATATGATGATGATATTTATTTCAAAATTGTAAAAACTATACAACAAATGGATGAAGATGATGATGATGAGACAAGGTTGAGTGAACTTCACAAAAACAAAAAACCTACAGAAGAAAAAACTGTAGTAGGTTATTCAAAAATTAATATGGCTCAAACTCTTCAAAGAGAAATGACTAAAGCTGAATTAATGATAAATGAATTAATCAAAACTAAACTAAATGAAGAAAAACGACAAAATAAAAATGAAATAAGTAGATTACTTGCTCGCAATAATTTACTTACACCTGAACAAATGATAAAAAAATATAAAGAAAATATTATTTCATATAATTTTTTTGGAGGAATAGTATATGAATTATTGAATGATTGTTATCCAAATGTAAATTTACATAAATATGCTGATCCTACAAGCGATATTGACGTTTTAGTGTTGTCAAACATTGACATTATTAATTATTTTATTAGTAAAACTAAAATTAATTTAATTGAATATGCCAATAAAGATAAAGAGTACAATTTTACTGATGATAGAGTCGTATACTCATCCGAAATGACGTTAACTTATCAAAATGAAAATGGAATATTGATGATAAATCCATATACAAAAAATGTAGGTGATTTCATATACGATTATTTGTTAAATAATTTAAATAGATTAAATTTACATTTTGATAATTCAATTCCTTTTCAAGATGATGAATATTATTCGATAAGTGATGGAGCTCGTAATGTTGACTTAGGATATAGATCTAATGTAATTGAAGGAACTAATGCTAGATTAATTTCTTATATTGATGACAATTTAGAAACATTTAGAATACAATTTGTTTTAAAAATGCAAATTGGTGAAATGTCAATTGTAGATCATTTTTTCGAATTTTTAATTGGAAAACATAAGTTTATAGAAAATGATAAATCAGCATACATGATGAAACTATCTATAAATAATAATACATATCAAACTTCACCTTTAAATACTCTTTTTGATGATAACTTAGATGCTTATAATAAACGAAAGAACTTAATTATTGGAAATGTACAAGAAACAAGACACAAAGGAATAAATCACGTATGTCGAATTATATATTTATTAGATTTAATTAAAAATAATGATAATATATTTAATGAAGTAGTATTTAGGCCTAATTATTCTAATTTATTAAAAACAGCTATCATTAGTCGTATAACTAGATATAATCATGATTTTTTTATTATTTATTTTTACATTGATGGAATGAATATTTATAAAAAACTTGAAACAAAATATATTTTTAAAGCATTTGAATCTTTTTTAACAAGTACTGGTAAATCTCAAACAAATTTTATAGGATTAGAACTAAAAAAATTTAGAGATTCAGAATTAACTGAAGAAAAAATGTATAATATTTTATCTAGATTTTTTGATTTAAATTCTTCACCTCTCAGACATTTTATAATGAATTCTTCACAATATATTGATTTACTACGCATTCCTGGTAGTCAAAATGCTGATGTACGAGGTAATGAGATTGAGATGTATCGTGAAAGAATTAATGAATTAAATAATTCTCTTAAAATTGCGACAACTAAAGAAGAAAAAACCGAAATACGAACACAAATTAATAAATTAGAAACAGAATTTCAAAAGAATCTTCCAGTTATGAATATTAATGAATATAGTTTGAAGGGAGGAAGACAACATAGAAAAAGTCAAAAAAAATATAGAAATAAAATGAGAATAAAAAAATATAAAAATACAAAAAAAAGAAGAAGAAGACATTAAAATATTTTTATAAAAATTAAATACTATTTTTATAAAAATTAAATACTATTTTTTCATCATATAATAAAATATATAAAATTTATTTTTCTACAAATGGACCACTAATTAATTCAGATCTTCCGTGATCTGTTTCACCTGTAACAATATTTTCTCCTTCAAATAATTCATTACGAATATCTGCCACTGAAATGGTTTCATTTTCTCCAAATATTTTTTCTTGTGTGACAACTCCAACACCAACTAAATTTCCTTCTTCATCTACATCTTGAGTAATTGCTCCTCCATATTTTTCAGCATTTTTCTTATTTTCTTCAATTGCTTTTTGTTTTGTTTCTTTCACACGTTGCTCAAATGCATTTTTAGCAGCATTCTCATTTGTTTTCTTCTCGTGTGCCAACTGATTCAATTCATCTTCTAAATATTCAACACGACCAGTCTTGTATGCTTCAGGTTCCCAAGGTAACCATGTTCCAACAGGTCCAACATAAACATCAAAATTTGGATCAGCCTCACGCAACATTTTAGCTCTCAATTCAGCTTCTTCTTGTGTTGAATAATTACCTCTAGATTTAAATCCGCGAACTGACGTTTGAAAATTATTTTTCACATTAAATTTTTTCTCAAGTTCATGTTCATGATTATCTAAAAATGTCTTATAATCACTTTCCAAGGATGATGAATTAACAATCGTTTCGCGTTCTTCTTTAAGAAATTCTTCGAAATCAGTAATTAATCCATCAAATTGAAGTCTGTATTTATAAGAAACAAAATTTAAAAATTGGTGAAATTTTTCCATTGATTTAGATACTTCCCACTTCTTTAGGAATTCTTCAAATAAAAATAATTCACGTTGTTTAAGAACTTTTTCAGGAGAAATGAAAGAAAAACAACCAAAATTTTGTCCAGCGATTGGTCGATCAACTTCTAATAAATCTACATATTTAGAATTTGGGTTTCCATCTTCATTTTTTCTTTTTTCATATATTGGTTTTCTTGATTTTTTACCCATTTTATTATTCATTACAATTTATTTTATATTTAAGTTTTTATCGCAATTATTTATTATTTATTTTTTATTTTTTATTTTTTATTTTTTTAAATTTTAGATAATTTTTATTTTTAAAATTTAAAATTATTATTTACCATTATTTCTAAATATTATATTTTTTTCTTTTCAAATAATATAAATGAACAATTTATTTGACATGAATGAATTGATAAAACGTGTTATTAAATATCTTATTGAAGGTTTAATGGTAGCTATCGCTGCATTTGCCATACCAAAACGCTCTTTAAATATTGAAGAGATAATTTCGCTCGCATTAACTAGTGCAGCAACTTTTGCGATTTTAGATACTTACTTACCCTCAATGGGTGTATCTGTTAAGCAAGGTGCAGCCGCTGGTATTGGATTCAACTTAGTAAAATTTCCAGGTGGATTTTAAATATGTATGAGTTAAATTAATATTAAATTATTTATTTTAAATAATTTAATATTTAAAATAAAAATTAAAAAATATTTTGAATTAATTTATCAATAATTACATAACACAATGGAATGAATTAATTACGATTATAATCTACTTTAAAAATATAAAAATGAAATTAAATTTACATGGACTATGAGAAAACCTAAATATGTTTTTGAAAAATAAAGAGCTGTGAAAGAATTAGAATATAAATGTGAAATTTGGATATATGATAAAGATGAAACTTTACTTAAAACCATATTCAATAAAAAATAAAAAATAAAAAATAAAAAATAAAAAATAAAAAATAAAAAAATAAAAAATAAAAAAATAAAAAATAAAAAATAAAAAATAAAAAATAAATAAAAAATAAAAAATAAAAAATAAAAAATAAAAAATAAAAAATAAAAAATAAAAAATAAAAAATAAAAAATAAAAAATAAAAAATAAAAAATAAAAAAATAAAAAATTTTATTTCAATTCAGAAAATTTTTTTTTAATTTTGGACATTTTTAAAAATGTCTCTTTTTCAAAAATATTTTAAACTATTGGAAAAACACTAAAAAAATAACACTCTTATCATAATGGTTATATTAATATTTTTCAATTACAAAAGTTGTTACCAAACGTTTTTTAAAACTTTACAAAAATGTCTGAGAGAAATGTTGACAAAATGATGACAAAAAACTCTCAAGATTTTCAATAATTCTTTTATTACGATACATGATAATAAATATATGAGACATTTTTTCAAGTTATGGTGTGAGAGTTTTTGTCATCATTTGTCATCATTTCTCTCAATACCTTAATTATTAGCATAATTAACAAAATATTATATTTTTTATTGCTAGAATAAAAAATATAAATCTTAAACGGTTGGAATAGCTTCCCAATTATTAATGTGACATATTTGTCTCCATAAATTATCTTGTTCTATTAATTTAACACGATCTTTTAACATTGGTATATTTGGCAAATATTGCATTTCATCTAATAATTCTAATAATTTATACAAAACAAAATGATAATTTAAAAAATTTACACGTGTATAAGGACATACTTGAGCATATGGAACTAATATTTCCATAAATAAATTATATAATGTTTCTTCTAATTCTTGACTAAATACAGGAGGAGGCATACCTAATTTATTTTTAATGAAGGCAATATGTTCATAATATTTATTTAGTTCTAATTTTTTAAGAATTTCTTTCATTTTCTTGTAAGTTAATTCGCTCATATCAATTCTTTCTTTTTTAATTTGTTGTTCAATAAGTTCAATATGGTCATTTGGTATTTGTGTAGTTTCCTTTCCTTGAAATTGAGCAATAATTTCTTTAAAATGAGTAATTTTTTTATAAGAATAAAAACACACTTCTTTTGGAGGTTCTTTATAACTAGGTTTTTCATTTTCAATCAAATATGGAATATGTACTGCACAATTATTACATATTAATACTCCTTCATCTTCTAATGGTGTCATTTCACCAATATTACAAATACTACACACATCCATATTTTTTAAATATAAATTCATGTCAATGAAAGATTCGTCAATATTGCTCAAATATTTTTGAACTAAATTTTTAGTATTTATTTCTTCAGTTGTATTACAATCTTGTTCTTTTGGTTGAACTTTGAAAATACTAAATAAAAGTTGATTTTTAGTAGTAATAGGTTTTACATTATTTTCATCAGAATTTTCGATATTTTTTTTATTTTCAAAATATTCGAAAATATATTTGGAATTATTTAAATAATAATTATTTTTCTTTTTTTTTAATTCACTTATAAGTTTATTTATTTCTTTTATTCTATCAGATAATTCCATTTGTTCTTCAATTGTTAATTCTTCATTTGCTAATTTATATTTACACATTAACTTTTCTGCTTTTAAATTAGGAATTGTGTTTGTTTCATCTGAGATAAATTCGTTTACAAATTCAGTGTGTTTACCATCTAATGTTGTCAAATACTTTTTACAAACATTTATTTTTTTATTGGTTTTGGTTTTAAATGCGGGCATTTTTAAATACTTATAATATGAATAGTTTTTTTATTTTATAATTAAACCAATTGAATTATTTATTTATTCTTCCATTAATTATACAAAGAAAATAATTTCTTAAATATCGCAAAATAAAAATTGAATTTAAATATTTTAATTTTATTTTATTTATCAAATATTAATAATAATGGATTACGTTCATATTCTCTCCATTGAAGGAAACATTGGTTCTGGAAAAAGCACAATGTTAAAACATTTAAAAACAAATTTATCATTGTCTGACGATGAATGTAAAATTGTATTCGTAGATGAACCAGTATCTTCATGGGAAAATATTAAAGATTCTGATGGAAAAAATATGATTGAAAAATTTTATGAAAATCAGATGAAATACGCTTTTGCTTTTCAAATGATGGCATTTACTACAAGATTGATATATTTAAAAAATACAATTAATGATGCCATAAAAAATAATGATAATAAAAAAATTATTATTATTACAGAAAGAAGTTTACATACAGATTGTTATGTATTTGCTGAATTATTAAAAAAACAAGGAAATATTGAAGATGTTTGTTTTCAAATTTATATACAAATGTTTAATGAATTTTCATCAAATTATTTAGTTAATACAATTATATACGTAGATACAACTCCCGAAATATGTTACGAAAGAATTATGAAACGTTCAAGATCTGGAGAAGAAATAATAAGTTTAGATTATCTTACACAATGTCATGAAGAACATGAAACATACATTCATACGAAAATGCCAAATACAAATAAACTAGTAATTGATGGAACATTAGACATTTGTAAAAATCCTGAAATATTAGATGAATGGTTAGAAATTGTTACATATTGTATAAATAAAATAAAATAATAAATTAATATTTTTTATTTATATATTATAATGCAACATACATACACACTTAAACCAAAAAAAACACAAAAACTTTATAGAAACGTAAGAAATGAAGATACCATTTTATTTAAAGATTATTCACCTTCTAGTGAAATTATAAAATATAATAGTTTTTTTTTTAGAAGTGATATATTGATTGAATATGTTAAAAAAATAAATACAATTTTTAAAAAAAATGGAAAACAATCTTTATTCAAAGAAAATTATAAATTATATAATATGGATGATATTGTATATCATTTATTAAATAAACCAGGTGTTCGTACTAGAAATTATAATAGAATAATTCAGTCTGATAAATGGCAAACGATAAAAAAATATATTATTAGTTTAATACCATCAGTCTTAAGTAAAATGTGTAGTAAAAATGTAAATAGAGGATATACTAAATCTTCTTTTAATAGAAATATAAAAAAATTAATTTCTGAAGAAGCCTCACATATTTATGATGATGACATAGTTATAATGGCACCAAGAGAAATAGAACATTATATATCTTATGAAAAAATTAAAAAAAAAGTAGAAGAAACCAAAAAAGATGATAGTGATAGTGATAGTGATAGTGATGAAGAAGATTATACATTAAAAAGAATTTATGATATTGATGAAGAATTAGATGAAAATATAGAAGAAAAACTTGAAGATATGGATGAAGAAATAAATGAAGAATTTGAAGATATGGATGAAGAAATAAATGAAGAATTTGAAGAACCAGAAGAACCAGAAGAAATAATAGAAAAAATTGATGATTATAAAAAATTAAAATTTTCTGATTATAAAGAACAATTTAAAGAAAAATTAAAAATGTTTGTCGGATTTATGATTGTTTCAAGAGGAAAATGTAAAATATTTCCTAATGATTATATTTTAAATTTAATTTGTACAAATATGCCTGGTGTTGGTTCAATATTAATAGGATTATACTTATATACAATTTTAAAACATCCAATTCTTCCAATGACTGGCGAAGATTTATTAATGACAGAAAATTTAGAATTAAGTGGTGATGCTATTGTTTATTATGATAAAATTAAAAAATCAAAAACTTTTAGAAAAAAATATAAAAATGAAAGTAAATATGGAATACATGTATTTAAAAGAAAATTTACAACAGATGATGATTTAATACCTACAAATGGATTAGCTATATTAGAACTGGCAAATTCATATTATAATTATCCAGGATTATGTTTGTATGAAAAAATTGGATTTGAATATGATAAAACTTTATTTTCAAAAAATTCAGATACTTTTTGTGTATATGATTATGGAAATCTACCAATGAGTTTAAATTTTGGCGATGATGCTGTTAGTGGATGCTACGCAGGATTATCTATTGAAGAAAAAATTACGAAAATTTTAAATATAATTGTTGGAAATGAACAATGTTCAAGAAATCAAATATGTTTTATTCAAAATAATTCTCATAAAAAATTATTATCTACATTGAACGAATTGATAGTATATCAAGATTCATACATGAGATTTAATTATACATCTGATTATGAAATTAAAATAAATAAAAAAATAAATAAATATACAGAAATTTTAAATATTATTAATCAAAATAAACCATATTATGAAATAAATTATAATTATATAAAACAAATTATTCATGATTTAGAAAATAATAATATTACGTCGGATATAGAAATATTATTAACTCATTTTACTGGCGGAAAAAAACAAAATAAAACAAAAAAACAAAAACACAACAAAATAAAAAACAAAAAACAAAATAAAACAAAAAAACAAAATAATAAATAAATTAATATTTTCATGGCTTTAAATTATTTTTTATAAAATAAAAAAATTGATTTAAATAAATTAAACAAATAATAATACATATTACTACTATCAAATCAACAAATGGATCTCAAACAAAAAAAATTGTCTAAGTCTGAGTGGAATTCTATTGAAATTTCTGTTTCTGAAAATGAAAAAGAAGTTTTAAAGCTTATCACCCAAGGATACAACAATGTTAATATTAAATTCAATAAAACCGAATCATTATTCACTTATTTGAAAATTGATTTTAATCAATCATTAGAAAATTATTTATTCAGCAAGTACTTTTCTGATAAAATAAAATCACTGATTGAAAAATATAATTTATCATATATTCAATTTAACGCATCAAAAAAAATAATACAATCATCCAGAGAAAATTACATTATTAATATTACTTCAATTGTCAAATTAAAAAGTGCGGATCAAGTTCGTGTGTCTCGTTTTGATGTAATTGACCCTAATGTTTCTGAAAATATTTATGAATATATTTTAGTATATCATCTAGAAAATGTTTTAAAATATATTAAACGCGAAGATAATAAATGGCATTTTCATTATTATACATTAAATAAATTATTACAAAATAATGTTGATAAAATAATTCATTACATTAAAGATATTTGTCAAATAGTTTTATCCAAAGTTGAAGAAAATATAAATTTATTATATATTTTAAAACATTCGTCAGACATCATTGAAAAAAATAAAAATTTGCTTAAATTTGCTGACATGTCTTTGTATAATCATCAAAAACAATTATTCACTGCAATGAAACAATCTGGACCCAAATTAGTTCTTTATATAGCACCAACAAGTACTGGAAAAACTATTTCACCACTCGGATTATCTGAGAGTAATAAATTAATATTCGTTTGTGCTGTAAGACATGTTGGTTTATCTTTGGCTCGTTCAGCAATATCAATTAATAAGAAAATAGCATTTGCTTTCGGTTGCTCATCAACATCAGATATAAGACTACATTATTTTGCAGCAACAGATTACACAAAAGATAGAAAAAGCGGACAAATTCGCAAAGTAAATAATGCTATTGGTGATAAAGTGGAAATAATAATTTGTGATGTTAGGTCATATTTATATGCGATGTACTACATGTTAGCATTTAATGATGCCACAAATATTATAACTTATTGGGATGAACCAACAATTAGTATGGATTATGAAAAACATAATTTACACAAAGTTATTAAGAAAAATTGGAAAGAAAACACTATACCAAATATAGTTTTATCATCAGCAACCTTGCCAAAATTAAATGAATTAGAATTGACAATTGATGATTTTAAAACTAAATTTTCAAAAGAAAATGAAATCCCGACTATCATTAATATCGTAAGTCATGATTGTCGCAAAACAATTCCACTAATTGATAATAACGGATATGTCGTGATGCCTCATTATCTTTGCGAAAATTATACAGATATTCTCAATATTGTGAGACAATGTGAAGAAAATTTAACATTATTGAGATACATCGATTTACAAGAAACAGCAAATTTCTGCCTGTATGTTGAAAAGAATAATTGTTCTTCACGTTCTTGTAAATTTGAACGCAATTTTGCGACAATTAATGACATTGACATGCAAAGCATTAAAATATATTATTTAAAAGTACTTAAAAACATTTTACCAAATAAATGGGCACAAGTATATAATTATTTTACTACTTCCAGAAACAGAAAAATAAGTGTCAATACATCAGTAGATTTGAGAGGAAATAAAAATAGACTTTCTAAAATGAATAGCGTTGGTCCTGGAATTATTCCCGATACTAATTCTGCTGAACAACAAATAAATAATGTTGGTATGTATATCACAACTCGCGACGCATATACATTAACTGATGGCCCAACTATATTTATAGCAAATGACTTACAAAAAATAGCCAAATTTTATATAAAACAATCTAATATTCCTTCGAGTGTCATGACAGACATACAAAATAAACTCGATATGAATGCCGAAATTAATGAAAGAATAAATCAATTGGAAAAAGAAATTGATTTAGAAGAAAGCAAACTCGCTTCTAAATTATCTTCTGATGACCAAAAACAAAAAAAAACTGAAAATCGTCAAATATCGCAAATGAGTGAACAAATAAATAATTTAAAATCTATCATTAAACGTGCTACCATTGACGATATGTTTATTCCTAATAAACTTACACATTTAAATAAATGGGCTGAAGGATTATCTAATACATCTCGTTCATTTACAAGTTCTATTGATGATGATATAGTAGAGTCTATCATGTTACTTAAAGATGTTGATGATAGTTGGAAAATATTATTATTATTAGGAATTGGAATATTTACAGACCATAGAAGTAGCAATTATAGTGAAATTATGAAACAATTGGCTGATAAACAAAAATTATATTTAATTATTGCTGACAGCGACTACATTTATGGAACAAATTATCAATTCTGTCATGGATATTTAGGAAAGGATTTATCACTTACTCAAGAAAAAATTATACAATCTCTTGGAAGAATTGGAAGAAGCAATATTCAACAAGAATATACAGCAAGATTTAGAGATATATCTCAAATAAATATGTTATTTCAACATTTAAACTTTTCTGAAAAACCTGAAGTTATAAATATGAATATATTATTTAATTCAAAAAATATTAAATGGAATAAAGAAACATTAGAATATGAAGAAATTGAAGAAACAATTGAAGAACAAATTGATGAACTAATTGAAGATCAAGATGAAGCTGAAGAATTAGATGAAGAAGAATTAAAGATGACAGAACCTATTATTAAGAAAAGAAAAGATGTTAATGATGTTGATGATGAAGAAGGATAAATACTAACTTTTAATAAAAGTTGAACAAAAATTTATTTTTATTGAAATTATTTTTTTAATTTTTATTTTTATTAAAAATTAAAAATTAAAATACTTTTATTAGAATGTATATTTATTAAAAAATATATATAATGGGAAATAATCAACAAAAACAAAAAGTAAATTTTGAAGATGTACAATTTGTTATTAAAAATGCTGACAATCATTTATTAATTAATACAATGTTAGATAATTTACAAAATTGTTTAATTGTTAATACAATGCCAATAGATAAAGAAGAATTAATAATAAATAAATTATTAAATAATGGAGATAATAAAAATATAAAAATTATAATTTATGGAAAAAATTCAAATGATGAAACACCGATAAAAAAATATGAACAATTATTAGACCTTGGATTTTCAAATATTTATATTTATACTGGTGGATTATTTGAATGGCTTTTATTGCAAGATATTTATGGATCAGAATTATTTCCTACAACAAGTAAACAAAATGATTTATTAAAATATAAATCTCAAAAAATGTTAAATGTTCCATTGATTGAATTTTAAGTTATCGAAGCAACATTTTTCCCCCATGACCCCTTCTTTTTATTTTTTATAAAAATAAAAAATAAAAAATAAAAAATAAAAATAAAAAATAAAAATAAAAAATAAAAAATAAAAAATAAAAAATAAAAATAAAAAATAAAAAATAAAAAATAAAAAATAAAAAATAAAAATAAAAAATAAAAAATAAAAATAAAAATAAAAAATAAAAAATAAAAATTAAAAGTATATATCATGTATTTCTATTCTATAACACTTGATGGACAAATTTACTCTAAAAATATTGGATATTTTACAACAATAAATATTTATTCAGATAATATAAATAAGGCATTAAACAAAGCTATTAAAAAAATAAGAAAAAATGTATTTCATAATTATAAATTATATACTAATAATTTTATAATCACTGACATTGAAAAAATGAATTTCAGAAGAAAACAAATAGATTATTATTTTTATAATTTATAAAGGCAAATATCTCATAGTTCCATTATCATATTTGGTCACTTTAAATACATCTTCATATCCTTCTACATAAACTGTATCCCCATCAAATACTTCGTCTACTCCATATTCATCTAATCCAGATTTTCCTTTCACCGAAACTGGCAATTTAACTTGATTATTTTGATTACTGATAGTGTAATATTGAAATTTATTTCTACTTGTAAATAATGGTCTGCCCATCAATGGTAAAATGTTATCTTTACTAGTTTGACTTGTAGGTGTCAAAATTCCCAATTGTCTAAAGCTTACACTGACTGCTCCTATATTAGTAGGAATATTTATTGGAACACTTGAAGTAACTACATATCCATCATTTCTAAAAGGAGGATTATATGGATTGTCATAAGCATTAGAATAATCACTATAATTATTTATATTTATTTGTTGTGGTTGAACTTTTGTTGATTGATTTAATGCTTTTTTAACTTCTTCATCAGAAATATATAAATTTTTATTTGATTTAAAATTACAATATAATAAGTATCCAACAGAAAAAAATACAATTAAAAAAATGACAATTGAAATATTTTCAATACATATAAATCCAGGTTTACATTTATTACGCATTTAATATAATATATATTATTAAAAATAAAATAAAAATAATATTAAAAAATTATAATAATTAATGATAATTTTTATTAATAATGGAAATTATAGTTATAAGTATACAAATCATGAAATAATTTTAATAAAGCAAAAAAATGATGTTACAATAGACATATTCAATAAAATAGAAATAAAGCAATATAGAATAAAAATAACTGAAGAACAATTAGCAAATGATGATTATTTTCAATCTATAAAAACAGAATATAACGTATTACAATTATTTGGACTGACAAATGTAGAATTATTAACAATTTTACTAGACAATTCTATTAAAAAAAATACATATCAAATAGAATGGTTTAAAATAACTCCATTAAGCATAAGAGATAATATAATTAAATTTAATATCATTGTTTCTCCTTCTTTAGAACTATCTTTTACTTTAAATTTTGAAAGTTATTTTTGAGGACATTTCTTGGAAACGTCCAAGAAAATTCCAAAAAAATTCTAAGAAAAATATTTTGACAAAACTTTACGAACATTTTCTCCATATCTACATCTCATTTGATGATTATCTACACCATTATACATATCATGTATTTCTTTACTCGATGGAATATTAGGCTTTGAACCATTATCCATTATTCGACCCTTTCTTTTTTTAAATTCTTCTTCTGATTGTATATTATAATGTGCTACATAAATTGGAGATTTAAAAAATGGTATCGGCATATCATTAAATGGACCATTCGACATTCTAAATCCACACGCATTATAACATCGTGATATATTACCAATGATGTAATAATGAGGATTAACAATTCGTTTAACGCATTCTGGACGAACAAATGACTTAACATGGCGATCCAAACGAGCATCACTTTTAGTGAAGTTGTCTATGACTAATCCCTCAGGTTGTGTTACATGATTATTTGAACCAAACATAAGCCAATTAACTCCTATCATATCTGCTTCTTTAAAATTAATTAAAAAACTTTTTACATCATCATGATTATTGATACATAAATATTCATCAGCATCAAGATACAACATCCAATCAACATTGTTTTTTAATGCTACATTTAATGCACGATTCATAAAATCTAATTTTATATTATTTTTAATTTCATTAGAACGATAAATTGTTAATTTACCATTAAATCTAGGAGCAGTAATAGGCTTAATTGATAAATGATCAAATATAAATATTTTATCAAATCCTAATAAAAAATGATGAGAAATCCATTCATTTATATTTTTTTCATCTCTAGCATTAGTAAATAACATAACTTTGTTACAACTTGATTTACGTGGTTTATTTATAAACATATATTATATTTTTAGGAAAATATAGTAAAAAAATGAACAAATTATTTTTTAAATGATTGTACATTTAAAAATTAATTATTATATATGATAACTTTAAATATTTATACCTCATTAATTTTATCAATCATAATTCAAGTTCTGACAGGTATAATTGAAATATTTTCATTATTTATTAAAGTTCCTTCAAATTTTTTATTTTTAAAACAAATGTTATTATTAGAAGTAATAGTACAGTTTATTGAAGGATTATTTTATATATATTGGTTATATAATTTTAATAATATTTTAAATATTACTCCAAAAAGATATTTTGATTGGATGTTGACTACACCAACAATGTTAGTTACTTTAATTTTTTATTTAATTTTTTTAAAATATAAAGATGAAAATAATAGTCATGAACTACATTTTTTTGAATTATTTAATACAGAATTTTATAATATTATTATAATTTTATTACTCAATTGGTTGATGCTTTTATTTGGTTATTTAGGTGAAATTAATTTTATACCAGTATTATTAGGAATATTTTTAGGATTTATTCCATTTATTATTTATTATTATATTATTTATAAAAAATATGCTATATTAACTAATGATGGTTTAAAAATATTTTTTTATTTTTTTATAGTTTGGTCTTTATATGGAATTGTTGCTGTTTTACCTTATAAAATAAAAAATATATTTTATAATATTTTAGATTTATTTTCTAAAAATTTTTTCGGAATATTTTTAAGTTATTTACTATTTAAAGAAAGTATGTCATAAAAATATTATTTTTTATTTTTAACTTTTATCATTTGATGCTTTTACATTATTTTTTCCCATCAAATTTTTTAATTGATCAGCAACCTTTGAAGTAGAACTGGACATGTTAGAAATTCCATTTAAATCCAACCCTTCTAACATACTCATTGTTTCTTTTACTGCTGGTGCTAATTCATTCATAGCATTAAATAAATTTTTTTGCTGACTCATTAATTTTTTTGTGTCATCAGTCAATTTACTAATTCCATCATTTCCTAAAATATTTTGTAAATCGTCGTAAGCTGTTTCAATAGTTGCTGCATGATCTAATCTGACAGTTCCTTTTTTTCCTCCTTCAAAACTTTCTGGTACTGGTTCTTCAGTAGTAGTTGTCTCATTCATATCAGGATTATTAACATCTTTAACTTTTGAAGCAACATTTTTTTTAGCATCATAAATTTTTTTAATATTATCTTGATTGATAGTTCCTTCACTCACTTTGGTAGCTACATTTGCCAATTCAGGATCTGTGCTTTTTAATTTATCTATATTTTCTTCATTCTTCATTTTTTCATCTTCTTTATTTTCTAATCCTTCATAAACATTTCCACCAGCAACAAAAAAATGCGTCGCAATTAAACTTAATAATAAAACTACAACTGGATTTTTATTAAAGTTATAAATTATTATAGCAGATAATACTAAAAATGAAATACTTTTGTAATATCCACGATAAGCATACATAACTAAATGTAATAATGTCAAGGCAATAATTATATAATAAAAATTTTTATTTTCAAGCAATTTATTTATTAAACGTTTAAAATTCATGTATATATTATAAATATAAAATATATTATAATTATAAAAATAAATATTATTTTTTATTTTTATAATTTTTATAATTTTTATTATTTTTTATTATTTTTTATTATTTTATTATTTATTATTTTTTATTATTTTTTATAATTTTTATTATTTTTTATTATTTTTATTTTTATTTTTTATAATTTTTATTTTTATTTTTTATAATTTTTATTTTTATTTTTTATAATTTTTATTATTTTTTATTATTTTTTATTATTTTTTATAATTTTTTATAATTTTTTTATTATTTTATTATTTTTTATAATTTTATTTTTTATTTTTATTTTTTATAATTTTTATTTTTATTTTTTATAATTTTTATTTTTATTTTTTATAATTTTTATTTTTATTTTTTATAATTTTTTATTTTTTTTATAATTTTTTATAATTTTTTATAATTTTTTATAATTTTATTTTTTTTATTTCGTTTTCAATTTCATCCAAATCTCTGTGTATTTCATCATATTTTTCTTCTTCATTTAATGATTGTAAATATAATTTTAATGTACTAAAATAATTTAATTGATCATTTTTTAAATTTAACAATGATTCATCATATTCCTTAAATTTATTTTTAACATTTGTTAAATATTTATTTGTTTTTTCTTTTTTATGTATATCTCTAGAATTATTATTTAATAAATTTTTTAATTCATCAACATGATTTCTTAATTGTCTGATTTTTCTATCACGCTTTGCTAATTCATTCATTTTGATTATATAAAATATGGTTTTTTAAATTATAGTTTTTTAAATATAAAAAAATATATAAAAATAAATTATTTATATATTTTAATAAATGAATAAACAATTTTCTTCAGATCCATTATTAGTTCCCGACGACTCTCGTTTTGTTATGTTTCCTATTCAACATAATGACATCTGGAATATGTATAAAAAACATGTTGATTGTTTTTGGCGTGCTGAAGAAATTGATTTATCAAAAGACATGATACAATGGAATGAAAAATTAAATGATGATGAAAGACATTTTATTTCTCTCATTCTTGCATTTTTTGCAGCAAGTGATGGAATTGTTTTAGAAAATTTAGGATTGCGTTTTATGAATGATATTCAATTATCTGAAGCACGTGCCTTCTATGGATTTCAAATTGCTATGGAAAATATTCATTCTGAAACATATAGTTTATTAATAGATGCCTACATTAAGGATCGCGATGAAAAAGATCGCCTATTAAATGCTATTCAAAATTATGATTGTATTAAAAGAAAAGCTTCTTGGGCACAAAAATGGATTTATGATGACGATAGTGTATTTGCTAAAAGATTGGTTGCTTTTGCTTGCGTTGAAGGAATATTTTTTTCTGGTTCATTTTGTAGCATTTTTTGGCTAAAAAAACGAGGATTAATGCCAGGTCTAACATTTTCTAATGAATTAATTTCACGTGATGAAGCATTACATTGTGAATTTGCTGTATTATTGTATTCTAAATTAGTTAATAAATTGTCTCAAGATGTCATTCATGAAATTATTCGTGAATCAGTTGAAGTTGAAACTAATTTTATTTGTGAGGCATTACCCTGCCGATTAATTGGAATGAATTCTGAATTAATGTCTCAATATATAAAATTTGTTGCTGATAGATTAGCCTTACAATTAGGATGCGATAAAATATATAATGAATTGAATCCTTTTTCATTTATGGAACTCATCAGTTTAGAATCAAAAACCAATTTTTTTGAGAAAAAAGTAGATGCTTATGCTTTAGCTAACAAACAAACTGAACAAGAAACATTCACTTTTACTGAGGATTTTTAAAGTAGGGAACTTCTCTCTTCATAACAAAATATAAAATATAAAATATCTAATTAATATTTTATATTTAACTAAAAATTCAAATACTTTTATTTTTTATTTTTTAATAATTTTTAAAAAACATTTTGGTTGTTCTTTATTATTTCTAAATTGTAAATTTAATCCTGTACTTGGTATAATATTTTTATTCATTTGTTGACTAGTTTGATTAATTTGTGGTTGATTGTCGATTTTATTTACAATTATATTATTATTTATATTTGTATTTGTATTTTTTCTATTAGGTTGCCTATGTTCATATCCATTCATTCTTTCATATTCAATTAATCTCCAAAATTCTTCCATTTCTTCAACATTCATGTTAAACCATTCTCTGTTTCTACAAACTAACACGCAACTAATTTTTTCTAATTTCCAATAAATTGTTTTCATATACATGTACCCATAAGAATCATCTTCATATTTTTTTAATTCTTCTTCTATCCATTCATTTACATCTTCTTCATCATATATATCAAATGGCATATAATCGTAAAATGGAGACCCATTTTTTTGTTGAAAATATATTATAATTCCTTTTAATTTATTATCTAATGATTCTCGTAAATTAATAAATTCTTCATCATTTATATCTACATCTTGTATCGAATCTTCTTTAAATTTATCATAATCTTCATATTCAATAAATTTTGTTTCTAAAAAATCACATTCATCTAAATCACATACTTCCATCTGTAACTGCATTTGTATCCAATATTCTTTTTTTGGTATTCCATCAATTTCACGATTTACTATATTTTTTATTTCTAACATTCTTCCATATCTTTCATTTGTCTCATCTACGTTAATGCCATCAGGAGAAGCTCCTAAAAAATTATATTTATCATGCTTAATACATCCAAAATCTTCTATTATTGTTTTAAATTTTTCTTCATATATCATCACTGAAACTGGTTCATATTTTTGTCCCCAATGTAAAGGTGAATTCACATTCACAAATTTAAAATCTTCATCTGTCTCTACAAGACTAAATGGCTTACATTTTTCATAAATTAATTGATTTTTCATTGCTTGGCTCTCAAATATTTTATAAGCATTTGATGCTGTTATTAAATTATATCTGTTAGAATACCATTCTTGCGTTCTTTGTAGTGGCTGTGGTTTATTTCTTAATATGTTAATTTGTTTTGTCAATTGTTCTACATTTGGTTTATGTAAAATAATGGATGACAAATGTGAACGTGGAGGAATTATATGTTCAAAAAAATCATTTTTACAATATTGTATTACTTCATCAATTTCTTCTTCAGCATCTTCAGTATAATGTATTGAATCTATAAAATGTAAATGTATTATTTCATTGATGTCATAATCAAATATTTCTTCAAAATTTGGTTCTGTTATTATTGTTGGATTCTGTTTAATAAATTCGTACATCAAAGATATACACATTTCATATAATTCTAATTCATCTTCTTCAGATAAATATTTTATATTTTTATCTGGAATAATTTCTTCCAAACAATCATGTAAATTAAAATCATAAGAATTCATCTTTATGTAATTATATTATTATATTCTTATATTCTTATATCATATAACAATCAATTTTTCAAGAAAAGTATTTTAATTATTCTATTTTTATTACATCATTTTTTTAAATATTTATATATTATAATACAATGTTTGATTATAATATATTAATTAGTTCCATTGTTTTTATTTCTATCGATTTTTTTTATTTAAATCTAATGAAAAAGTATTTCAATAAACAAATACAAGATATTCAAGGAAGTCCCATAAAAATGAATTTTTTTGCTACACTTCTATGTTATTTATTCTTGATTACAGGTCTAAATTATTTTATCATCAAACCTAAACGAAGTGTCAGCGATGCGTTTCTTTTTGGAATAATTATTTATGGTGTTTTTGAAACAACTAATTGGGCATTATTTAAACAATGGTCTCCAATAACTGTAATGATAGATACATTATGGGGTGGAGTATTATTTGCATTAACCGCTAAAATAGTTCAATTAATACGACGATAATCTATTTCTAAATTTCTTCATTTTCTATTTTCAACGCACATTCATCAATACTTTTCTTCTTTTGTAAACATTTATGCGTTAATACTTTTTTATTCACATTTTTCAATGTAAAATGATTACTTATTTTATTATGTATTAATGCTGATATATTTACAATTTCTCCTGTTTCTCTATTATAATCGACATCTTTAACTCTTTGTAATTTCTTTTTATCAAGACAATCTTTAAAAAATAAAATTAATTTTTCAAAATCTTCTTTAGATAAATTATTTTCATTTTTATATTTTTCAGCGTAAATTAATAATTTTTTTATTTTTATTGTTTTACTTAATTTACTCCAATTTTCATTATCATTTTCAATTCTTTCTGTTTCTAACATCGCTTCTAAATTACTCAAACTTGTTGTATTTTTACGATTACTCCATGGTATACCAATATTTTTATATTTTAACGCCTTCATTTGTGAATTTTCTTTTTTTATTAAATTATCAATCTTTTCTTCATCTAGTTCAAATTTATTTTCTTCAACATTTTCTAAAAACATTATTATATTATATTATGTTTAATTAGTTTTATATATTTATTTATTAATATATAAAAATGGAATCCAAACATATTGAAATTATTAATCCTACTGAAACGTCTAATGTATTGAAAAAAAAAGAAAAAAAAATGAGAGTACAAACACATACATGGAATTTAGATGACTTCGAATTATCTCATGAAACTCAAATTAATATTTTAAATCGTATTCATTCTAATTTAATCAAAAATAATGAAGAAATTTTTAATGATAAATACATTAATATTTTTATTAATAATTTGAAAAATAAAATATCTAGCTACAAACAACAAGATATTTTAAAAAAAAAATTAAATTCCAATAATTTTATTAATTTTGAAAATATAATTCATTTATTACATGAATCACAATTAAAATGTTGCTATTGTCATAAAGAAATTTACATCCTATACAAGCAAGTAAGAGAAATGTCTCAATGGACTTTAGATCGAATAGATAATAATACAGGACATAATTTTGGAAATTTAGTTATATCTTGTCTTAAATGTAATCTGAAAAGAAGAAGAATTAATAAAAATTCTTTTATGCTAACAAAAAATATGATTATTAAACGAGAAAATTATAATTTTGATGAATTAAATACTGAAGACATTCATTTTCAATTTGATGAAACACAAACAAGAATTATTCACATTGAAGAAGAAAAATATAAAAATTCTCCATGAAATATTATTTTTTATTTTTCTTAAAAATATTTTTTACTTTCTTGTAAAATATATTTTTATTTTTATAAATTATTTTTATTTTCTTGTAAATATTTTATTTTTTTCTTAAAAATATTTTTACTTTCTTGTAAAATATATTTTTTTCTTAAAAATATTTTTATTTTCTTGTAAATTATTTTTATTTTGTAAATTATAAATTATTTTATAAATTATAAATTATTTTCTTGTAAATATTTTTATTTTAAATGAAATATATTTTTATTTTTTCTTAAAAATATTTTTATTTTTTATAAATTATTTTTTATTTTTCTTAAAAATATTTTTTACTTTCTTGTAAAATATATTTTTATTTTTATAAATTATTTTTATTTTCTTGTAAATATTTTTATTTTATAAATTATAAATTATTTTCTTGTAAATATTTTTATTTTAAATGAAATATATTTTTATTTTTTCTTAAAAATATTTTTATTTTTTATAAATTATTTTTTATTTTTCTTAAAAATATTTTTTACTTTCTTGTAAAATATATTTTTATTTTTATAAATTATTTTTATTTTCTTGTAAATATTTTTATTTTAAATGAAATATATTTTATTTTTTTCTTAAAAATATTTTTATTTTATAAATTATAAATTATTTTCTTGTGAATATTTTTATTTTCTTGTAAATATTTTTATTTTCTTGTAAATATTTTTATTTTTTCTTGTAAATATTTTTTATTTTCTTGTAAATATTTTTATTTTACATGAAATATATTTTTATTTTCTTGTAAATATTTTTATTTTTTCTTAAAAATATATTTTTATTTTTTCTTAAAAGTATATTTTTATTTTTATAAATTATATTTTTGTTATAATAATTTTTTAATAAAAAATAAATATTTACAAAGATTTGACACACATTGTATACAATAATCTGCTAACAAAATAACCAATAAAAATAGATAACAATGTATTAAACATTCCAAGCCACATTCCTCCCTTAATTTTCTTCGATTTTACTATTAATACTATAAATGATAAGGCAGTAAGAGCAAATATGACAGCACTGATAACTGCTAAAAAATAATAATATAAACAATACTCTTTAGAAAGAGGACCGAAAAAATAATTCATGAAGTCGTTCATAATTATATTATTATTAAATATTTTATTTTATTAATTTTTTAATTTTTTTATACTTTTCTTAAAAGTATATTTTCTTAAAAGTATATTTGTATAAAAAGTATTTAAAAAAATAATTCAATTAGAATTAAATGAATATAAAGACAAATTCAACGCAAAATAATCTTTTACTAAAAAATTTAATGAAATTTTACCAAACTGACATTGATGGTGTCTACAATCCTGAAAATAATTTCGACAAAATGCTAAAAATTATAACTGGTGATTCTAAAATATCATTGCGAATTATTGATTGGTTTACAACTAACTATGCTAAAAAGAATTTTACAATTTACATGCTAAATGGACGACGATTTAAGGTATATGATGATTATAAATTAAAATTAAAAGCATATTCTAAAAAACGTTTTGATCCTTTTTGTCGTTATCAAAAAATCAGCATTCCATATAGAGAAGGCAAATTTATTGAAACAACGATAGGTCAGCTAAATTTTTTTAAGTGGTCGATCGAGAATAAAATTGTAGATTATATTGAAGAATATTATGATATCATTGAGAAAGATATGAATAGTCGTAATAGTGCTTCTAAAAGAAAGGAAATGATGAATAAAGCTATTGCTGAACAGCAAAATGAACAACAAATAACAAATATTGCATGTAAGACACGAAAGAAACGTGAAGAATTATCAGTTTCAGCAACTAAGAGCATTAAGAAGGAACGTGTAGAAATTGTGGTACATTTTAATTAATTTTTAACCAAGACGTGTAATATAGGTATTTATAAAACCTGCTTCCCACGTGTCAGAACTAGATGTAAAATTCATTTGCAAATATAAATACATTTTTCCTGATGAAAAATCACTACCTTTAACTAAAAATGAAAATGATTCTATCGATGCATCTTGACTTCCAGAACTTACAGTTTTTTGTATTATCATAAAATATTTTGGTTTGTCAAAAGGATCTGGCATAACAATAATAATTTCTTTTGATAATAAAAATGATGCGTAATTAAATGTTTGCTCTGTCCCTTTTTTATTTCTTATATAATATTGTCCATTTATCAAATATGTAGCATTATAAATAAATCCAATTGAGGATAATGTTATCTCATTTAGTTTGTATATAAGTCCTGACGTAGTTATTTGTGTAATACTATTAATAAGCGTTTCACATCCACCTAATGAGTTAATATTAGTAAATGTGTCGATTGTCTTATTAGAAGATAATTGTATAAAATTATTTCCAGTCATATATAAATTTCCAGAAATATCAACATTTGAATTAAAACTAGCATCACTTCCAACATTCAATTTTCCAGAAATATCAACTCTTGAGTTAAAACTGGCATCACTTCCAACACTTAATTTTCCTAATATTCCAATATCAGTTAAGTATGGATTTCCAGCTGAATTTGTTATATTTGGTTTAACTTGTAGAGTATCGCCAGTAATTTCAAGGCCATTTCCAATTGAAAATTGGATTTTTACAAATTGAATATATTCTAAAGGATATGTTCCTGCCATTGCAGTATTTGTTGTAGAATCATAATTAGTTTGTACAAAAATATTTGATTTATTTAAATCACCACCTACTATTAGTGTTGATTGGCCTTTAACGTTATTTCCGGCACAATCAGATGCTCTTTGAAATTGATTAATATTAAAAATATAAACATAAATTCCATTATTAACACTTGATGTACTATCATTGTAGTTCCAATTAGTTTGATGTAGAGCATCTTGGCATCTAACCAATACTCTACTTGCATCAAAATATTGATCTATATCAATTCCATCAATTTTTATTGGTGGGGCATTTAAATCAATAGGCTCAGTTGTAGCGCATCTACATGGTTTAGTAATTTGTATTCCACCTGAAACATATAAATCAACATATTTTTTAGAAACTATGCTTTGTTCATTGTATGTAGGAGTTAAATTAGTCAAATAAGCATTTCCTGGAATAATGACATTTTCATTAGTAGTTCCCATCATAATTTGATTACTCGCATCAATTATGGAACCATGACCAATCGCAGTAGAATTATTGTATTTTTTGTTAGTATTTGCTACTCCAGTATTTGCTCCTAAAAAAGAATTTTTTGATCCAATGCTAAAATTGGATGCTGGATTATTTCCAGAATTATTTCCTAAAAATATATTTTCGCTTCCATCAAAATTTTTAAATCCAGCGTAACTTCCTAAAAAAACATTTTTTTCCCCATTGGTATTTTCATAACCAGATTGAACACCAACAGAAACATTTTCTTTTCCACTAGTATTTTTTTCCATAGCATTTGAACCAACAGCGGTATTTGAATTTGCTTTATTATTCAATAAAGATGCTGTTCCTAAAGCTGTATTATTACTTCCACTAACATTTGATGAATGAGAATTTGTACCAACAGCAACATTTTCGCTTCCATTAAAATTTTTAAATCCAGCGTAACTTCCTAAAAAAACATTTTTTTCCCCATTGGTATTTTCATAACCAGATTGAACTCCAACAGAAACATTTTCTTTTCCACTAGTATTTTTTTCCATAGCATTTGAACCAACAGCGGTATTTGAATTTGCTTTATTATTCAATAAAGATGCTGTTCCTAAAGCTGTATTATAACTTCCACTAACATTTAATAAATGAGCATTTGTACCAACAACAACATTACTAATGCCACTGACGTTTGACATGTTAGCATAAGCTCCTACACTTGTATTCCATGAAACATCTGTATCACGAGAAGAACAAATGCCAAATGCTGTATTATTTGAACCATTTATATTTTTTTGTAGTGCTCCATCACCATATCTTGTATTTCCTACACTCATTTACTATATAGTTTTAAAAAAATAAAATATTAAAATACGAAATAAAATTATATAAAAAATTATATAAAAAATTATATAAAAAATAATTTAAAGACAATTTATATATTATTAACATACTATTGATAACATGATTTCAATTAATATTGAAGATAATTTATCTACGTTGTTAAATGAGAAACAAATAGTATCTAATAGTGATACTACATGTCCACGTGAAATAAATATGTGTAATTTAGATGAATTATTAGTAAAGTTAAAAAAAGAAAATGCGGAGTATGATTTTAGTATGGATGAATACTTAGTTGTATTTAACATTGAAGATGAATTTACATCTAAAATCATACGTTCTATTCAGGAAGACCAAATACTAAAAACTAAGCTAAAGTTGAAACAATGGGATAGATTAATTACATTGAAGAGTTTTTGGGAAGTTTGGCATATAAATAATTCATTTCGCAATGAAATTATTAATTCGTTAGATCCAAATGAAGAAAAATGGAAATTATCTCGTAAATATGGATATAAAATGGCAACAACGTTTATGCCTGCTTATGCTAAAGCTCTGTATGAATATTTTGGATTACCTAAAATTGTTCTTGATCCGTGTAGTGGATGGGGAGATAGAATGTTAGGTGCTGAAGTTGCTGGTATTGAAAAATATATTGGTTTCGACCCTAATTCTGCTTTAAGACCTGGATATGCTGATGTAATGAAATTATGTGGTCATAATCCCACAGAATTAGCAAATGATTATATTGGATTTAGTAACTCATATGAAATTTATTCAACCCCATTTGAAATTGGAGCAACAGCACTTGAAGAAAATTCAGTGGATTTTATATTTACATCACCTCCATTTTTTGATTATGAAATATATACGGATACAAATCCAAAATATAGGGATTGGATAAAAGGATTTTATAAGCCATTATTTAAGCATTGTTCACGAATTGTTAAGCCAAATTGTTATGTATGTATTTATATAAATGATACAAGTGCTGGAGAAATTGATAAATTTATAAAAGAAGATGTTTCAAAATTTACACGATTAGTATTACAAGAAAGACATGTTGGATTTCGTGGTTTGTGGTCAAATGAAGTGAGAAAAATTTGGGTTTTTAAGAAATCTGGTTAATATTTTAAATATAAAATAAAATAAAAATTTTAATTGTTTTTATTTTATTCAAAAAAATTCAAATACTTTTAATAATATTTTTACTTTTTCTTTTATTGTGATATTTATTTTTTTTTGATTTTTTATTGGATTTTTTTCTATATTTTTTATTAGTTCTATTATTTTTTTTGTTAGATTTTTTATGAAATTTATTAATTTTTTTTGTCTGACGTTTATTTTTTCTTTTTTTTCCACCAAATTGTAATCTATCAAATACTCCATCATTCATGTACATAATTACTTCATCTATTATTTTATTGTAATTTTTTCGTGTTAATTCTCCTGCTTCTGAATATTTTTTCATCAAATAATTTATTAAACTTCGTGACATTTTTTTTTTTGAATTTGGATCATCTTTTCTTATATCATGATTTTCTTTAAATTTTTCATTATCCAAATATTTTTCGCTCCATTCCATTACTAATTCATTCATATTTAGTGATTTGAATACGTTTTTATATAATTCTTCATACATTTTAGGACAAATAGTTTCATCTTTTGCACTACAAATTATTTCCAATGTTTTTCCTAACGCTAACAAAATTCTTTCACTCATTCCTGTCACACATGATATCATACTCATGTCAAATGGCAATGTTAATGGAGAATCAGTTACAGAGTAGCTACCCATACAATCTTTCAAGTATAATTGTACATAATTCATTTTAAAAATGTAAGGTTGTTTAAATACAAAATCAATTAAATATCCATATAATGGTATTAAATTTAATTTATTACTAAAATCTAATCTTCTTTCAATTACATTTATAGCTGATGTATATACATCTTTGTCTAAGTCAACATTTTCTTCAGAATTAATAAAATTAGTTAATTTACTTACTATGTGATTTTTTATATTCTCTAATTTATACGTATCTGATGGAAGTCCTACTTCATGACTTAATAAATCATATAAATAATTAATTTTTGTTTGAGATAAAGTCTTAAATTCATTATGAATTTCAAAAGCTCTTCCTTGTGTTTGTTCAGTTATTAAATTTAAATAATTTATTTTAGTAAAATGTTCTCTAGCTTCTTGTTCTATCATTTCTTTTAAATCTATTTTTTTTGGTAATCCTTCTACGTAACGTGACATACGTAAACTAAACATACCATTATCTATATTAGGAATATCTTTAATAAGCCAACTACTCAAATTTTGATTAAATTCCATGTCAGAACCATAATTATCATTAAACATGAATTTAAAATTATCACATTTAGTTACATTCCAATTATTCAATGGTTTATTAAATTTTAAACAATTGTAAAACATATACTCCATATTTGTTACATTTGAAACAATCCACGAATTTATATCTGAATTAAAAGATTTACAATAAGTAAACATATATTCCATATTTGTAACATTTGATACATTCCATTTATTCAATGGACTCTTAAAAAATTTACAATAATAAAACATTCCAGTCATATTTTTAACATTTGACACATCCCAATCATTTAAATTTTCATCAAATTCTTCCCATTTATCATTCATAACATCGTATATACGTGTAATTCCGGCAAATAAAAATGACATGTTAGTAACTCGTGAAACATCCCATTGTCCAATTGGAATAGCATCAGATGTTGATTCAACAATTAAAAACTCAGGTAAATAATCATAATAACCATAAATATAATCTCTTACAAATTGACGAATATTTTCATCAGTAATATATTCATCATTAACATAATAATTATCATTACAATTTAAACTATCATTATGATTAAAATTAGGTATCATATCATTATAATCATCTTCATCATCAAAATCATATCTAGGATAATAAATACTTCTAAGTTGACATTCTACATCTTCTTTAGTTTCACTGCTCATTACATATAAATAAATAATATTATTTTTATAATTTTTTTCTAAATTCATAAACTTGTTCTCTCAAAAATAAATATTTATTATATTCTTCTTCAGGTAATTCAAATGGATGAATTTTAATATTTCCTGTTGATATATTTTCAACTATTTTTTTTGTTAGTTTAGTAGATTTATTATTTTGTATCATGATATTATATATTTTAATTGTTCGCCATCCTTCAAGAACTCGAACAAAAATATATATTATTTCTTCTGGTGTTGCCTTTCTATTTTCTATATATTTATTCTTTTTGTTGGCATTTTGTTGGTTCATTGTTTTTATATAAATTGGTTAAAATACTTTTAAATTTGTTTGTAAAAGTATTTGAATTAATAATATTTAAAAATAAATAAAAAAATTTAACACATACATAATTTTTCACCAAGTTCTTTATAATAATAATCATTGTATAAAATGTTAGTTGTTAATGCTTTTCGTAATGTTTTATCACTCATTATCATTTCTTTTTGACAATCATATTTACACTTGAATTCTTTTATTAAAATATTATTTTCATCATATTGTCCAACTCCATTTTTATATAAAATTGGTTCTCCATATTTTTCTTCAAAATTGGATGTTAATTCTTCATTACATTGTTCGTAAAGAATGTAGTAATGATCATTTGCACTAGTTTGATTTTTTACAGGATTGTCTAATGCTGATGGTGTTTTATATCCATTAGATAAAGCAGCAGTTTTTCTATCCAAATAAACATTTAAAATTTCAGTCTTATCAAAATTTAATTTAGCAACATATCCTAAATTTTGTTGTTGAATTTGTTTTGTTGGTTCAATAGAATATATTATATTCGGGTCTAAATTTCTTTCAACTAATAACCAACGAAAACCACGATAAATTGTATTTTTATTTATTGCTTTTGTAATGCTTGGTCTTTTTATAGTTTTATCTTCATTCATTACTTCTGTAACACACTCATAAACTTTAATTAATTGTAATGTTTCTGGATTAATTTTTTGAAGACGTGGACCCAAATGTGGCATTTGTTGGCCAAATCCAGTAACTAATTTAGTTTCTTTTTTTGTAGAAGAAGATTCAGATTTTTCAATTTCTTTTATTGAATTATTTTCTATAAATTTATTTTCAATTAAAATTTTTACAGTATTTTCCAAAGAAATTACTCTCTCATTTAATTGTTTGTTAGTTTGAATTAATTCTGCCAACAATTCACTATCGATGTTAGCTAATGGATTATCTCTCTTTAATCTCAATATTTCATTTTCTAACAATAATTCTCTAACTATATAATTATAATTATCAATATTATCATCAATAATTTTTAAAACTATTTGATATGTTAAATTTTGACCAATTAAGAATAATTCGTTTTCTCTTTCATGATTTTCTAAATTTTTAACTTTATTTGGACGAATAATATTATTATGATGTAACATATACTCAAAATCTTTAGATTTATTAACTTGAAAACAATCTAATAGCAAGCATTCTTCATAATTTTTCTTATGTTCAGCATATCTTAGTTCTATTCCTCGTCTTGATTCTCCAATTTTAATTATATAGGTTCCATTTTCAAATGTTTTAACTTTAATAATATAAATTATACTTCCAATATTAGCAAATTTATCTAATAAAATTCTTTCGTTTGTAAGTTGATTTTCATTGTGAATTTGTATTTTAGTTTCTTCATCTTTTAATTTAAGTTGTTTTTGTAAATTATAAAAACCGTTCAATCTAATTTCTTTTATAACTTCACATACCCAATTTTGAAATTGTTCAGCAATTGGTTTTCTAGATTTAAATAAAATTTTATATAATCCTTTTTCAGTTAAAAAAGTGACATTTTGTAATCCTCCTCCTGTTTTTATTAGTTGAGTAATTTTTTCTGTATCATCAAAATGTTGAATAGTTGATCTAACATTAGAAATTTCTAATATTTCTCCAATGTCACATGCTCTAAATAATGGATTTTCAATGGTTCCTTTTATAATTATTTCTGTATGCAATTCATTATTATTAAATGCTCGTACTATTTCCATAGGGAATAATACATATATAAACAACCTATCTTTAAGTTATTTTATTAATATAATATAATGAATTTAAAGTAAAAGGGGGGTAGATACTATCTACATCCTTCATAAAAAGATATGTATGTAAATAATATTTACACATTCATTTTTAAATAA